ATTTCTTTACCCACACCTTTTGTGTGTCCTGTAACGGCTATTTTCTTACCTTTCAGTTCGTCCATCGTTTCTTCCTTATCTGAATACTAATATCGGTTCCATCGCCACATACATAAACCAAATCATGAAGATAAAACTCCCTAATGTTAGAACGTCGTTGCACAGTTGACCACCTTTACAGATTTCGTCTTTCCATGCAACAAACTTGTCTAGTGTATGCGTGATGAAATTATTAGATATATTTACTAAGTTTTTCATCTGAATAATATGACTCCCATTTACCGAAACTGTAGTCATCTCCGATTTCAAAATCGCAGCCTACAGGTGAACTCGGTATTGAAACACCTCGATCTTTTTGAACGAAGGATTTCAGGTTACTACAATAGATTTCTACTTCATCTTCTGGTACTTCTGCTAGAATGGAGTCATGCACAAGACCAAAGATTTTCGATTTCATTCCCTTACTATTGATGTAGTTTTGCATATCTATAGCACCCAATAGATTTATGTCCGATGCTACAGATTGTACAAGAAAGTTAATACCAGACCTTACTTCGTGCGACGCAATACCTTTGTCCTTAGACTTGGCATTTGGAAGCCTACGCTTCCTTCCAAAGTGAGAATAAATAAAAGCATTTGCTTTAATAGCAGCTTCACATTCATTCAACCACTTTCTTAAGTTAGGGAATGATTGGAAGTAATCGCCGATAACTCTCTGTGCCTCTTGCATACTGAACTCTTTACCAGAGTCCTTCGTAACCTGCCATGAAATTTTCGCTGGTCCAGCACCATACATGATACCGAATGTCACAGCTTTAGCTTGCTGACGTTTGTCAGAATAATACTTGTCAACGTCCTCCACTTCACATGGTAGGTTAAAAACTTGCTTTGCGATGGTACTATGGAAGTTGCCTCCACTCTTGAACACCTCTTGCAAGCCGACATCTTTCGCCAAGACTGCTGCTACATACACTTCAGCAGTAGTCAAGTCCATAGAGATGATTTTGTGTCCTTCTCTTGCTTTGATACAACCTTTTACCGTAGGATTATCCCTAGGCAACTGTTGCATATTCAACTTTCCACTTGAAGAGAGTCTGCCAGACGTTGTACCGTGCAGGTTAAATCCTGTACGGAGTCTTACATCTCTATCAAGATTCGGTATAATTTTATCAAGATATGTATTTTTAATTTTTACCTTCTGTCGAATCTCAAGAATATGTTTGGGAACATCATGTTCTTCTGCAAGTTGTCCGAGGACTTCTGCATCTGTACTATCTGCTCCTGTACCAGTCTTTTTACCCGTTGGGGCAAGACCGATATAATCAAACAATAAAGACCGTAGTTGAACTGTAGAGTTTGGATTGAATGAATCCCCTCTTGCTTTTTCAAATTGTCGCACCTCAGGAAACTCGTATAGTTTTGCAACTGCATTATCTATATCTTCCTGCATGATTTGTTGGGCTATCTCTAGTCTAGTCCTGTCAAAAGGTACTCCGTTGTCTTCAACTTGTGTTAAAAAGTTGCAACCAGCTAATAGTATGTTTTCGTACACCCATAAGAGTTTACTATTCTTTTCTATTGCTGCTCGCATTTTTTCATAAAGTAAGAAAGTTACTACTGCGTCCATAGCAGCGTAATTTTGCATTACTTCAAATGGTATCATATCATAACTAAATGATTGTTTTAAGATACCGTGTTGTTTTCGATATGCTTCACCCCAGTCTTCCAAAGGCTTCTCGTAATCCCCATAGGGAGTATGTTTCATAGCCAGTTGTTTTAGCCCGTGTGTTCCAGGCTGTTCATCAAACATATAATGCATTAGCATTGTATCTTCAAAGTTTGGAAACTTGAAGTTAAAGTGATAGCGAAACCATTGCAAATCGAACTTTGCATTGTGAAATACTACTGTTTTCTTATCGAAAAGTTCCTGCATTTTTGCTTCGACTTCTTCGTCAATTATATCAGCGTCCACATATACACCATGGTCAGGCTCATAAGACATAGAAAATCCAAGCATATAGCCGTCCCTACAATATAACGCACTTGTTTCTGAGTCAAGAGCGATGTACTGTCTGGGGGCGTCCAAAGCGTGTTGTAAAAAATCCATGCACTTCTCTTTCTCTTGTATACCATAACATCTGTCCTCGTCTAGTTTCTCTATTTTTAGTTCACCAGACACAAATCCAGAGATACTCTCTACGGCTTCTTCAAAATTCTTTTTTGCTTCAGGTTTGAACTTTATAATCGCAGGATTGATAAGTGCTAAATACTTTTCATCAATCACTTTACCATTATACTCTGTTACAGAACTCTTACGAGTAAAGTGTTTGAAAGGCTCTGCGCCAACCAAAATAAGCCACTCATAATCATCTGTATTTATCTCTAAATCTACATCTTTCTTTAATATTTTTGTTTTACTAGAATCTGAACAAAGAGCAAATCTCTCAAATTCAAACTCAAAGTATTTATCAAAATTTGTACTTGTTGGTTTTGTTTCTATTAGTGCTATCATAATCCGTATAATCGTTTTTTAATTCTGTTTATTTGTTCAGGACTTAACCCACCTGGGTCTAGTCCATCTTGTAGTTTTACTTTTTGAACTGATAGTTCCATTTTTTCAGCAATGGTTTTTATCTGTTCTGTTGCTTTTTGACCAGCTTCGTCGCCGTCAAACATAATATCTATTCCTTGCACACCTTGTAGTTTGAGCAAGGAGAGTTTGAACCAATCCATTTGTTGTGTTCCAAAACAACAAACAGTATTCTTCAAACCATTGTCCCAAAGATTGAGACAATCAAAAATTCCTTCTACCAATATCACTCTATTCTGTATTGGTTTTACTTTAGATGGTGTAAATGGCATCTTTACTCCCTGTGGGTAGATATAATACTTTTCTGCCCCAATGCCACCTGTTATCAATCTTCCTAGCAATGCAACTGTTTTGCCTGTCAAATCACGAATTGGAAAGATAATCCGCCCTTCAAACTTTGGAACATTCCAAGTGAAGGCTTGCCATATCTTTAGAGTTTCCTCAGAGATATTGCGGTACGGACCACCTTTCCATTCGATACGGTCTTCTGGGAGTTGAATACCGACAGTTTGGCTTCTTGCCTTTGCTATTTTATCTTTAATTCTGTGTATCTTTACTTCTAGTGGACTCTCTGGTGCACCGAAGTGTGTAAATAAGTTACCTTTAAACCCACATGCAAAACAATGCATTATACCTGTTACCTTGTCTACTCTTAGGCTAGGGTTTGTGTCATCATGCTCAGGATTTAGGCATGATATGATAGCGTCCTGTCCCTTGACAGTAAATGGTATATTTCGCTCTGTTAGTAAATCTATTGCTATCATTTATATATATTATATCAAAATTTAAATGCGGTGTCAAGTTTTATTTTTGTTTTGGATTTCACTATTTACTGTATCTCGTAGGTCTGTTTTATGTTGCCATTCTAATTCATCGCCTAGTCTTTCAAACTCCCTCATAGATACACCACTAGGGTCAGTCTCGTCTTCATAATATTTGCTTTTCCATACTAGCTCAGCCATTTGAAACCATATTGCGACTGCCTTATCTCTGAAGTCTTTGTCACCCCACAGATAAAACAATAGCCACCATTGTTTATCAAATCTACAAACTTTAATTTCTTGCTCCCCAATAGTCGGGTCAGTTTTTATAAGTTCTGCACAAGCTCTCAGTCTTTGACTACCCGCGATTGGGTACCAGTCTGGCATAACTAACACAGGAGCTTTCATGCCGTGTTCTTTCAACGAGTCCATCAAAGGCTCGTTGATTGGTACTTTTTCAATGTTTTGTTCTACTGTTTTTTGTGTTAATAGCCAACTAATCCTCCTTATGTACCAAGTATGCGGTGGTAGTGGTATAAGTTCAGCAGTTTCTCTACTTACTCTATCATCAGCCATTTTTCTGTCTCTCTTCTGCCTTATCAAATATTCTATTTATTTCTTCCTCGAGTTGCCACCATAAACTAGCACTATTTGTATTCTTTTGCTGATTTATTAGAAACTCAACTTGTTCATGTTCATCATCAGTCATGTCCTCAAAGAAACTTTCAATTTTTTCCTGCGTATCTTCTTTCATAGCTCTCCTGTTATAATCTTTCTTGCTTTTGTGGTAACCAGCTCCCGATTTATTACGAGAATATTTAGCTACCGGGTTTATCTTTGTAACTTTCACCGCCTACTGTCCTCCTTTGTATGTCATTATGACTAAATTCTGCCCAGTATAGTTCAAAAGCCACTCCTGATTCGAGTCCTTCAAACTGATGAATTAGACCAGGCTTTACATAAGTGTAATCTCCTGCTTTTAGTATTGTTTCATCACATAGGTCGTAATCTTTCTGCCAAACTCTGATAAGCATTTTACCAGACTCAACATAAAATCCATTCCATTTGAACTCGTGTAAGTGTTCAGAACACTTATATCCTGCTTTGTACTCTATTCTATGGAACTCCAGAACTCCATTTGCATGTATTAGTTCTGTTTGTCCCCATACTTTACCTGCTTTCATATTGTCTCCTCATCTTTCCTTCTCTTACTATTCTTTTCTCATTTGCTACATTTAGGTCAATAATTCCTTCTGCTTGTAAGAGATTTATTAGTGCCTGTACATCACCAACTTCTTCAGATAAACACTTTATTTCTTCTTTACCTCCGTTATGTCGGTATACTTTAGAACAGGCTTGTATAAACTCTCCTGCTTCTTCCATTGCAACGATTAGTAAGTGTGTTTGATAGTCCATTATATTCTCCTATAATATATACTGGGGTCAGCTGTAATAATATTAAAGAAATGCATTAGTACTAACTGATATATTCCTATTATATTATCTACTTCATAAATAAAATCGTTTGGTGTTCCCATTGTGTAGGTCTTTCCTTCACTTAAAACTCCAAACCCTCTGACTTTTGAGACTTTCTCCCACTCCTCCCTACGTTTATCTGTGTCCATTCTTTGACGGTTACCTGGGTACAACTCGTCGCGTAACGCGAAGTCATACTGGTCGCTGGCGTTCGGTGCCGTGCGGTGGCTACTAATCCAATTTAATATACGGTTGCCATTTGCATCTCGTATTATTGGCTTTATATTATCTAATATACCTTGATATTCATTTCTATCTTTTATAGACTTGTCTAATACCCACGCAACTAAGCGTAAATCAGGCATTGCAGCTTTTAGGTATAATCTGTTCACTCCTGGGTGAACGCAAAATTCGTCTTTTTCTTTATCTGCCCATAGTTGTATCGGGTCAATAAAACCCTCTTTTAATACTGAATCTACAAATACATAACAGCGTAAATACATTCTATTCTTTTGTCTTTCTAGCCACATTCTTACGAACTCTTTGGAGCAAAATACTGACTCCCTAAAAGGCAAAAGAATAGCATCATCTACATCACAAGCGAATAGGGTATATCTACCTCCACAATAATGTTTATAAATCATCTACACTTTCTCCACTTGTCATTTGGTCTCTCAAATCAGCTTTCTGGTCGGGGTCTAGTGCTGAGTTCGGGCCAATCTTCAAAGTCTCCCAGTCAATCTCTGACACGAAACCTTGCATTTCTCCACTTCTCATTTTATTACATTTGAACTTAATACAGTTTTCTTCTTTACCCCAATGTTCAAGTGTAAAGGAGGCATCTACTGCGTCTTCGATACCTTTTGAGAACCTTACTTCTCCCTTTGGATTTGTTTGAATGGCAGAAACCACTAGCACTTCTTGGTCTTGTGCTAGTGCTTTCAAACCTTTCGATATTTCTATCTGCTCCGCCCATTCATATTGGCTAGAGCGACTTGGTGCATTGTGGCGCTTCACTTGGTTAAGGTAGTCCACAACAACAAGACCTAAGTCTGGATACTCTAATTTTTTCTGGCGAACTGTACTTATGACTTTTGCTAGTGTTAAGCTTGGGTCATAGAACACATCTAACTGAGCAGTCTTAATGGGTTTACAGTTCCTAGTTAACTCATAGTGAAACTTATCGAAATCGCTTTCGAGATTATAGTTTTTAACTATGTCCAGTCCACCTTCAAATCTACTAGCCCACCATTCGCCAATACGATTCCACTCCTTTTCATAAAGGTTTCGTTTAATCAATCGACCTAGGGGTACTCCAGTTGACATGGCAGCCATTCTTTGCAGAATAGACCTTGAATCCATTTCAATAGTAAAGTAGAGTGCAGAACGGCCTCGTTGTACTGCGTTTACTGCTATATTACAACAGGTAAACGACTTACCGTGACCTCGTTGGGCTCCCACAATGACCAAGTCTTTGGGAGAGAATGTATAGCCTATATCATAGTCTTGGTTTAGACCAAGAGGTAGATACTTAGCTAAATCTTCTTCAGAATCAAAGAGTTCAATAGTTTCCATTGTTTCGTTATCATCGGAAGTATTGACTCTATCCTGAACTTGTACAACTATCTCTTGGAGATAGTCAATGTTTTCTTTCGCATCTGCGATAGATATTGTCGTATCGACATATTGTTCAATCTTGGAGAGAATCTCGTTTTGAGTGAATGAATCTTTGAGATATTCTAGTAATTCATACGCAGAAACATCTGTTTCGACAGTTTCGATTGCATAAATTTTTTCTTGAAGTTCACGGGAGCGAACTTCGTACTTTAAATCCTCAAAAGTAGGAAGCGCATGAAACTTGTGGACGTGCTTATCTATTAAGCTCCACAGCTTTTGGTATTCTCCGTCAGGAAGATAGTGTTGTTGGAGTGAGTTCCAAGTTGTAAAATCTCCGCCCGAAAGAATTTGTTTCAATAACGCACTTTCTACAGTCATTCATCTCTCCCAAGAATAGGCGACAAAGTTTCCCTTGTCGCCTTCTTGACATTAGAAAGTAATTAAGATTGAACTCTTTCTTTTCTAGCTGAACCGTCATAGTCGGCACAAACTAAGCCCCTTCTTGTAAGCATAGTTTTGACACCTCTAACAGTTTTGCCGATTTCATCAGCAATCTGCTCGACAGTCATGTCGTCAATGTCTAAATCAGCAAGAGGGTCTGCTTTACCAGAACCTTTTGTTACTTCTTGCTTAGGTATAGCATTGATTTCTCCTGCTCTAAGCAAAGATAAAGCTTTACCTCTGATAGAGTTTACACTCTTACCAAGAGATTCTGCGATTTGCTCGATGAAAGCACCATCATTGACCATGCCAATAAATGTAGCTTCTTCGTCCTCAGAGTAAGTCTTAACAGACTCAACTTTAGGAGCAGGTGCAACGTGTTCTGTAAGTTGCATAGAAAGGATTTTTCCTTGAATTGATTTTGCTGAGAAAGCTCCACCTTCGAAGTTTTCAGCAATCTGAGCATATGTGTAAGAACCAGAATTATCTGTTACAAATGCTTGAAGTGTTGCTTCTTGCTCATCACTAAAAGATTTAGTGTTGCTTGAAGAAGCTAGCTCTACATCATAACCCATTTTTCTTAGCTTTGAACTAACACTTCTTACAGAAGTTTCTAGTTCTTCTGCAGCGCTAGCTACAGTAGCTTGAGAAACAGGGCTTTCGTCACCGACAAAAGATTCTAGAGCAGAAGTTCTTTCGTCTGTCCATTTTGGTAATGCCATTTTTAATTTTCCTCAATTAAATGTTTTATATTAGTTACTATTGTGACACCTCTATCACGAGCTGTCTGTGTTTTGGTTGACTCAATTCCCGACTCATTTATTAGATGAGTGCAGTCCTTTGTCAAACTAGATTTCACGGCATAGCCGTGTTGTTCCAGAACTTCCGTTGCTGCAGCTTTCGTAGGATACGAACTGAGTCTCCCACTTATACAGACAGTTCCTACTGTTTCCCTTTTCTCGACTTTCTTAGTCTTGAATGAAAATGGTAATAACGCATCGTAACCGTTTGCATAAAACTCGGTATCTAACCAGTTAAGTAGGTTAGCGGTTGCTTTCGGGCCAATACCCGCTTCAGTACAACTTGCCTCGTCAATATCTTCGATATGAGATATTTTATCGCATAATTTTTGGGAAGCTGACCGACCAAAAAGCGGTATCGAGAAAGCTGGCAGTAATGTTTGCAAATCGACT